TCCCGGGGTTCCTAGGCAGTCATAAACTGCTGGAAAACCACCGGTCTCTACAAGAGACCAGAAAAGGAGCACGCCTATGGCGTTTTCAGACCCTCAGTCCATCACGATTTCGGCGGTTACCACTCCGTTGCCCCGTACTAGTACGGGAATCAATGGAAGTGAGTACTCGTCGGCGGATGGGCTGATTAAGCTCGCTGCGTCCACCTCCTACGGGAGGCGGAACCGCCGCGTGCTTCGGGTTGACCATTCGAAGATCACTTCGGATCCGTTTATTCCGGCCCAAAACACGAAGGTCTCGATGAGTAACTACATCGTTTTCGACGTGCCTCAGGTCGGATACACGAATGCCGAAGCTCTGGCGGTTTACGCGGGCTTTAAGGCCGCGTTCACCGCTAGTTCCGATCTGCTCATCACCAAGCTTCTTGGCGGTGAGTCGTAGATCTGGAACGGCAAGATCCTCGAACGGCAAAGCCAGGAGTAGGCCTCTTTTGGACGATTGCACTTGTCGTGTTAATCGTTTTCTGGGGGTTTATCCTGGGCTTTGCGGTCGTCGCCATGGACGATATGGATCTTTCGATCCGTATCGGTAGGGCAATTAACCAGTTCTTTGAACTGGTGCTTGCCTCAACCATGTAGCGACTGCGAACCAGTCATAGGCTAGGATTAAGCTACCTCACTAGGAGGGCTTATGAAAAGCCTATTGCTGCTCTGGCAAAGGCTCGCACAGGAATGTGCGAGTAGATGTCACACTAGCGCCACCCTGGACTGGAAAACAGTCCAGTTGCGTGTCGAACATGAGGGCTTGTCGTTTTTGACGATAAGCCTGGCTGACTTTGGAAAAGACCTCCAAAAAGGTCTTGACCAAGGTCATGTCGATCGTCGTCTTTTTGCTGGATTCCAGCGAAAAGGAGAGCTCCCCCGATTTCTCGGAGGTTTTCTCGATCGTGTGTTCGACCGCTATAGTGGTGTTCTACTGGATGATCCGTGCATCGAATCAATCATCGCTTTGCGTCAGCTTTCGCTGATGTTTAGCAAGATTGCACTCGACTGCTCTCCGGAGCGGAAGAGAGCCGCGATGCGCGGTTACATACAGTGCGAAAATGATGTCCGTTTGAGCGATTCTCGATTGCTCCCCATTGATTTGGAGGACTTTCAAAGAATCAGCTCTCTCCTGTTTAGGGAAATGTTCACACTAGTAGACCGTGAGGTCTACAACATGGAAATTGTCCCTAAGCATGGACCAGGTGCTACTGCTGACCGGCTTGCTGGAAACAGCAAGTACGATCAGAGTATCTGGCCCTCTCGATTGGAGGCGATATTCCCCGCAGGGGAATTTCTACTCCCTAGTTGGTCTTATTACGAACAACTAGACGAGATAGACATCATTGATCCTGGAAAAGAGTTACCTGTTAAGGTAATTCTTGTTCCTAAGACAATGAAGACACCGCGAGTGATCGCCATGGAACCTACGTGCATGCAATATGCACAGCAGGCACTCCGTGGCGCTCTCTACGACTACGTTAAGAAGTTTCCACTTCTTAATCGTATGATCGGATTTGATGACCAGACGCCTAACCAGCGCTTGGCTCAAGAGGGTTCCCTTACCGGGGCCCTGGCTACACTAGATCTTAGTGAAGCCTCTGATCGTGTCTCCAATCAGCTAGTCAGGACCATGTTCAAAAATCACCGCTGGTTGATTGCGGCGATTGATGCAACACGGTCTCGAAAGGCTGACGTAGATGGCAAGACAGTTCGTCTCGCCAAATACGCGTCAATGGGATCGGCGCTCTGCTTCCCCGTTGAAGCTATGGTCTTTTTGACCCTAGTCTTCCTCGGGATTGAGAAAAGCAGAGAGTCTAGAACACCCCTTACAAGGGCAGAGATAAAATCTCTGTCCCTGAAGGTGCGTGTCTACGGGGACGATATTATCGTCCCTGTAGAATATGTGTCGTCCGTTGTTTCTGTGCTTGAGCATTTTGGTGCAAAAGTTAACAGAAGCAAGAGTTACTGGAATGGTAAATTCCGTGAATCTTGCGGTAAGGAGTACTTTGATGGCCATGACGTTTCACTTGTCAAGGTCAGACAAGAATTCCCTACACAACGGCAGGACGCTAC